CCACAGCCACACGTCCCGATCGCTGGAGCGCTGGCCCAGCTGCAGCATCACCCCATCGGGGCGCGTCACCTTGCCGAAGTGGGTGCTGGCGCCGCGGATCGAGGTGGAGCCGATGAACAGCGGCGCCGGCAGCTGGATCAAGGGCGGCGGGGCGTCAAAGAGCCCTTGGGCCTGGAGAGTGAAGTCGTAGTGGCCCAGGACGATGCCACTGCGCAGCTGGTGGCCGTTGGCGTGGATGCTGCTGCTGATCCCTGAGGGCAGGCCGCCAAAGCGGCTGCCCGAATAGCCGTGCAGCACCACCTGCCCGTAGTACTGCTTGCTGGTGCGGGGGAAGACGGCGATCGAGTTCCAGCCCGTGGTGCCAGGGCTTTTGTAGAGGGCATGGCAGCAGTCCCGGTGCAGGTCGTCGTTTCCGCCGTGGGTCTTGAGGGCCCAGCAGAAGAACTCCTTGCCGGGGGTGGTGTCCTGGGCGATCAGCAGGATCGCGCCGATAGCGGTGGCCCCGGTGAGAGTGCTGTCGATGTAGGCCAGGCCAGTGCCGTAGGCGGTGGAGTTGCTGTAGGCGCCGTAGCCGCCGTTGCTGGTGTTGTTGGTGAAGGTGCTGGCCAGCGCGCTTCCAAAGACCGCGCTGCTGCTGCTCTGGGTCTCGCCCTGGGGGACGGTCCCGGTGGTTTCGGTGAGGAACCACAGGTGGGCGGGTTCCACGGGATGGCCGAGCTGCCAGGTGTAACCCCAGCGGTTGGCGGTCGCATCGGCATGGGAACGCACCACCGAGAGAGGCGTGCTGGAGTTGCCCGGCAGGGCGTTCACCAGGGCGGCGAAGGCGCGGAAGGCGGCGTCAAGCTGCAGGCCCACCCCGGCGGGCTCCTTGCCGGTCCACTTCCAAGTGCCGGGGGCAAAGCTCTGGCAGAACACCTGATAGGTCATGGCGTCGTACCTCCCTGCGGAGCAGGTGCGTCCTTGGTGCGCAGCAGCAGGCCGTGGCCACCGATCGCCAGCCACTCGCTGCCATCAGATGGCTTGAAGTAGCTCATCGCCGCACTGCCGAAGTTCACCACCGCGAAGTCGGCGGGAAGGATCAGCGGCTCCCAGAACTGAGCCGGTTCGTTGGCGTTTTCGTAGTAGCTCCAGTCGGTGGTGGCGATCACCAGCTCGGCGGGCCGGCGGATCATCACCGCTGTCGTGAAGCTCTCGCGCAGGAGGGTGCGCGAGCCTGAGGGCTGGCCGGAGCGGACGTTCCAGCTCACCGCCCGCAGGGCATCGGCGGTGGTGGAGGGTGGCGAGGCCGCCAGGATCCAGTGGCCGGACACCTGATCGCGGGCGATCAACAGCGGCACCGCCTGCCTGTTCGTGAAGCGGTGCTGGCTGTAGGCAAAGACGAAGTATTCAGCCCCCGGTGCCAGCGACCAGCCCACCTGGGCGTTGAACGGCAGGGGCGTGGTGCTCCAGGTGCCGCTGCTGGTGCCCACCTCTCCAGAGGGGTACACCCAGCTCACCTGGTCATCGCCGCCCAGGAAGGGCTCGCGGTTGGCGATGCCCGGTTTGATCTGCAGGGTGGTGCCGGTGAGGAACACCTCCAGCAGCAGCACCGCCGGCTCACCGCCTGGGGTGAGCTGGGCGAGGGTCGCCTCCAGGCGCCAGCCGCAGGGATCCGCGGCAGTGGCCGTGGGGTTGGGGGTGGTGGCCAGGCGCAGCTGGTGCTGGCTCACCTGGGCATTGGCGGCGGTGAGCCAGCTCTGCAGATAGCCGTTCACCTCCACCGCAACCGATGGCCAGGTGGTTTCGGTGCCGAGGCGGCTGATGTCGATCAGAGTGCGGCTCATGGCGCCAGCACCACAGCGGAAACGGTGAGGGCGATGGCGGCCTGGGCGGTGCCGGTGTTGCGCACCAGCGCCCGCAGGGGAGGTTGGGGTGATGCGACTGTCACCTCACTGGTGAAGTAGGTGCCGCCCGGCGGGGCCGTGATCATCAGGGCGGCTGTGGTTGTGACCAGATCGAGCAGCACCCCGCTACCCGGGGCCGGGTCCTGGGTGATCGGGCGGCTGCCATCGGCCTCCCGTGCCGTCGCCGAGCTGTAGAAGCTCACCCAGCCCGGCGCATCGGTGCTCACAGCCAGGAAATGGCCGAGCCGCCCCAGGCCCGGCAGGTCCAGCAAGGCGCTGGCACCCGGCAGCAGGGGCGTGGTGGTGGCGCTCACGCTCAGTCGCTGGCCGGGGACCTGGGTGCGCGGCAGCCAGTTGGCCATGGCTGCTGTCCTCCCTGTTGATTACGGCAGCACCTGGATGCGGCGGATCGCTCGCACCTGGGTGATGGAAGCGCTCGTCTTGGCCTCGGCGTATTGATCCCCCATGTAGGTCATCCGCAGATAGGCGGTGCCACTGGCGGCCTGGGTGGAGGTCCAGTGGAAGAAGGGATCGTCGCCGTAGTTCTCGTCGAAGTGCTTGAGCGTCTCCGCCCCACCAGCCCGGAAGGCGAGCACCGAAGTGAGGGCCGGATTGCTGTCGGTGTAGTTGCCGCCTTGGGGCACCGCATAGGGGTTGGCGCCATAACCCGCCCCGGAATAGGTGCCAGCAGCAGTCGCCTCCGGCTTGAAGGAGCGGTAGAGGATGTCCCACTCCTGGGCAGCCGGCAGGTACCAGTCGTCGTAGCCGCCGATGGTGAGCGAGCAGCAGAACTGGGCCGCCGGATGGCTGGCGTTGTTCATCGCCTCGCTGTTCGCCCACCCGTCGAAGACGCTCGTGGTGCCGGTGCTGGCGGTGTTGGCGCTCTTCCAGGCCACGTTCAGCAGCGAGCCGGCGGTCTTGGGCGCAATGATCAAGGCATGGGTGGCCACGCCATTGGCGGTGTGGCTGATCAGGCCGGCATAGAAGCCGCCCTGGAACTCACTGCCGATCGCAGGCAGATCGGCCACCCGGATCGGGCCGAGCACGTAGACGGTGCCGCTGACCAGATCGAGATAGAGATCACCATCCACCGCCCCGGCGATCGTTGCCGGCGGCGCACCGGAGCCGGTGAACCAGCCCGTTCCCCGGGGGCCGATCGCCCCATCGGCGCCGGCCGGACCCTGGATGCCCTGCGGTCCCTGCGGGCCAGCGGGGCCCTGGGCACCAGTCGCGCCCGCCGGGCCGGCCACACCGGCCGGACCCTGGGGACCCTGGATCGAACCGCCGTTCACCCAGCTGTTGGTGCCCGTGTCCCACACCCGCAGGGAGTCGTCGGCCTGCACCAGATAGGCGTCGCCCTGGGCCGCATTGGCCGGCAGGTTGGCGACCGTCGCCACCTGACCCTTGAAGTTGATGCCGATCCCCGCCGGGCCCTGGATGCCCTGGGGGCCCGTCGGACCAGCGGGTCCGGCGACGCCGGCCGGGCCCTCAGGCCCCTGCAAGCCCGATGGCCCCTGAGGCCCCTGCGGTCCAGCCGGTCCCTGGGGCCCCTGCACACCCGGTGAACCCTGAGGTCCAGCCGGTCCGACAGGACCGCGGATCGAACCGGAGGATTTCCAGGAACCCATGGCAGGAGCAGTGCGGGCCCGGCCTTGCAGCCGGGCAGATCACTGCCTATTGCCAGGCACGGGCCTCCGATAGGGGCTCAGATCACCATCTGCCGCAGGCTCACCGCTGAGGTGTTGAGCAGCATGTAGATGTAGACAATCTCGGTATTGCCCTCTCGGAAGGACACATCAAAGGCCGTATCGCCCACCACCGCCGCACCCTGGGGGTAGAGCATGGTGGTCCAGCCATCCATGGCGGACTGGGCGAAGTCGTAGCGGAACCAGCGGCTGGTGGCGTCCTTCTGCAGGTAGAGGAAATCGCCGTTGTACGCCAGCTTGGTCCCCGTCGTGAAAGTCTCCGTTGCCGGGGCATAGGGCAGGGCGTTCTCCCAGCTGCTTGCGGCAAGGTCATAGCGGTCGAGGACTGCGGAGCCGCCGCCGCGGAAGGAATAGAGGTAGCGGCCATTGCGGATCGCGGCCTCGTTCGTCCAGTCACTGGCACTCACCGAATGGATCCAGTGGCCGGAAAGACCGGCCCCCGGCGCTGCGGCGCGAGCGGTGGTGGGCGACAGGGTGGTCCAGCTGTTGGCGCTGATGCTGTAGCGATAAAGGGTAATGGCGTTGTTGCCGATGAAGTACAGAAAATCGTCGTTGCCCTCCAGGCTGTACTGGCTGGTGGCATCCGGTGCGGTGCTCCAGGCGCTGCTCAGCGTCAGGGTGGTGGCGGTGTTGCTGGCCACGGTGCGGATCTGACCGGCGCCGGTGCCGGCGGTGATGCGCAGCTGGCTGTTGGTCCACTGGTTGAGGGTCCAGCCCTTGGCCGTGTTGGTGAGGGTGGTGCTGCTGCCGCCGGTGGCGGTGCCGGAGGCAAAGGAGCGGAAGCCCGTGTCGATCCAGGCGGGGGTGGCGATCAGGCGGCCGTCGGTGCCGATCGTGGCCGGCAGGCCGGTGTTGGACAGGGTGATCCAGCTGTTGGTCGCGAAGTCGTAGCGCCGGAACGAGCCGGCAGCGAGGGTGCCGGCGCCGAGCACAAAGAAGGTGGGGGTGAGCAGGCGGTACTGGGTTGTGACATCAAAGGCCGCCGCTTCTGCTTCTGTGAATTGGAGCACCGCATTGGCGCCGAGCGTGTTGGCGGCGATGGTCTTGAGCCGGCCGGCATTGGTGCCGCCCACGATCCACACGCTGTAGCCGCGCAGGTCCCGCTGCAGGTTCTGGTTCGTGGTGAGGCTGGTGGTGGTGCCGGCCGTGGCGGTGAGGCTGGCGGCGGCAGCGGTGGCCCCGGTGGAGAAGGAGGCGGCAGTGCCGCAGGCGCCAGCGCCGAAGGTTCCCGCCAGGGCGGGAGAGGGCACCTGCACCCAGCCGTCTTCCGCCGGGTTGTAGAGGAAGGCGGCGGTGTTGGATTGCACCAGCAGTTGCTGCTGGCGGTAATGGCGGCTGGAGACGATGAAGTGGCCGGCGGCCGTAGCGGCGGGCGCAGGAGTGCAGAACTCCCAGCGCTTGAGATCGAGGATCTTGCGGTTGCCGTTGCTGATGGGCATCTCAGCTCACCTCAGCTCACGGTGATGTTGCGCCGCAGCCCATCGGCGGAGAGGTGCATCAGGGCGGGGATCTGATCGTTGGCGCTGTAGCCGCCCACCTGGCTCTGGTTGGTGAGGGTCCAGGTGCCGGATTGGGTGGCGGCAACGGTCGCTGGGGCGGCGTCCAGGCTCACCCGCATCCGCCCGGCCGCATCGGGCGTCATCAGGCCGATGGTGCGGGTCAAAGCAGCAACCGCGAGCCGCAGCGACTGGAGGGTGGACTCCAGGGCGAGCTCATCAAAGGCATTGCGCAGGGCCATCAGGTCACCCCGTCCTCGATGTAGAGAGTGAGGGCCCCGCCGCTGGTGTCCCACCACTGGTAGCGGGAGGCGCCGGCCAGCTGTTCGGCGCTGGGCGGGCTGGCCTGGATGAACACGGGCTCAGCGGCGGGTGTTGTGACCCATTCGCTGTCGTGGTCCGCGGCGCTGCGCTTGCGCAGGAGCTGGCCGGTGCTGCCCCCGGCCGGCACGCCAACACCCTGGGGGCCCGGCGGTCCGATCTGCCCTGGGGGGCCGAGCAGGGAGGCCAGTTGCGTCCAGAACAGGGCCACGGCAGCGAGAAGCGGCGATCACTGACTCTTGCCATGGCCCGCGCCAGAGACACCGGCAGGTCCGTCATCAGCCAGCAGCTCCCCCAGCCGGCGGGCAAGCAGCAGCAGCTCCTTTTCGCGTTCCAGGGACTGAACGGCTGCCGGCACTTGCTCTGCTCGCTTGTCGTAGAGGCTGAGCAGTAGGGCACGCTGGCGGGTGCGGGTGCCGCACCCCACCGGGCACAGCAGCGCCGCCGTGGCCTTGCTGCTGGGGGATGCAGCGGGGCCTGAGGTGAGGGGTAGGGCCTCCGGCTGCTCGCTGGCGCAGAGCCCGAGGGCGAGATGGCCCAAGGCGCCGGCCATCTCCACCCCCAGCAGCAGCTCCTGCTCGGCGGCGAGCCCCTGCTGGTTGAGCCGCCCCGCAGCCACCAGCACGGTGGCGCCACTGCCGCCATCCCACTGCAGCAGCGCCAGGGTGTGGAGGCCGTCGCCGCTGGTCTCGATCGCCGTGCGTAGCAACGCCTGCACCTGGCCGTGATGGGCAGCCACCTGCTCCTGCAGGGTCTGGGGCGGGGTGGTGCTGAACCGTCTGGCCAGATCCGGCTGCAGGGTGATCAACAGCCAGGCGGTGTAGAGCACCAGGCCGAGCAGCACGATGCGCGACAGGCGGTAGAGCAGCTGCCAGGGATTGCGGGCATCGAGCACGTCGCCCACCGCCTTCTGCAGGGCATCGCTGGTGGCGCGGGTGAAGACCTCCACCCGCTCGGCCAGGCCTTTGTTGAGCTCGGGCACAGATCGATCAGGCGGAGAGTTCGTAGACCTGGCCGGTGAGCCGGTCGAGGTAGAAGTCGCCCACTGCCGGTGGCGGCTGGAGGGTGGAAGGCGGCGGGCCGTCGCCGGAGAACCAGCGGGTGGCGCGGCTGCCGACGCCCGATTCCTGCACCACCGCCAGCGCCGGCTCGCCGCTGCTGGGATCGGGCAGAAAGCCCAAGCCGCCATTGGGGTGCAGCCGCAGGCGCCACACCACGGCATGGCGACCGTCGTAGGGCTCGCCGGTGATGCCGCCGCTTGGGATCAGGGGCTGGATGGTGCTGCTGCTGGTGCTGGTGCCGCCACCGCCGTCGCGGTTGTTCAGCAGCTGTTGGGGCGGCACGGGGCAGCCCACCAGGGCAACGGGCAGGGTGGCGATCAGCATCCCCAGCTGCACCTGCACGGTGACATCGGCTCGCTGGGCGTAGACGTGCCGCAGCCGCGGTGCCGTGCGGGAGGTGGCGGGCCAGGGCAGCAGATCACTGCTGCCATCCCCCCAGGTCACGGAGATCGGGGCGGTGATGCTCTGGCGGGGGTTGATCAGAAGCTCAATCGCCACCGAGGCGATCGGTTCATTCCAGCGGCGATCGGCCGGCAGCCAGAACAGCTCCAGGTCGTTCGCCGGCACCGGGCCCTTGCGGTAACCCAGTTCTTCCCAGCGGCCGAACTCCATCGGCAGCACCCACTGCTCGGTGCCGGGGCAGCCGAGTGGGGGGAGCAGCCGCACCCGTGCCCCGCCCACCGTGGAGGGTTGTTCGGGCAGCGGGTAGGGCATGGCTGGGGATCAGATCAACGGGTCAGAGAAGAGGTCATCGGGCAGGGCGCTCAGGGCCACTGCCCCGTCTGCGGTGGAGTCGTCACCGGGTTCAGCGGCCGCCTCTGCTGCCAGGTCCGTGGCTGCCTCGGGATCGGAATCGGCCTCGCTCTGTTGCTCGGCATCGGCGCCGGTCACTGCCGGATTGGCCTGAGCCGCAGCGGGAGACTGCGCTTCCTCCTCCTTGCGGCGTCGCCCGCGCCGGCCGCGAGCTGATGCAGGTTTTGCATCGTCCTGCTCAGAGAGCTCGCCAGCAGCTGCGGTGCTGGATGCCGGAGGCTCTGCAGGGGCGACCCCAACGGTTGGGCCTCCGGCTCCGGCCTCGGCCCCGGCCACGCGCCAACCCAGCGCCAGCCAGCCCGGCAGATGAACGGGCCAGACGTAGCGCTCCTGGTTGCCCTGCTGGATGCGCAGCATCCCGGCGGGGAGGGGTCCCTGGGCAATGAGCCCCTGGCTCTGGGGCCCGGTCATGGATGGCTGGCTCATGGTCAGGCCGGCAGGGTGGCGGTCAGGCCGACGACCATTCCCTGAGGCGTGGAGGGAGTGACGACGGCCTTGGCGAAGCAGAGCGCCGGCAGGTCGGCGTTGTCGGCATCAGCGGCATCCAGCAGGATGTCGTGGCCGCTGATGTAGGCCTCCACCCGGCCACCCTCGGCAGGAACAGCGACGGTGGCCACCGGCACGAAGGTGCCGCGGGTGCCATCACGCAGCTCGGGTGCCAGGTGCAGCACCACCGTCACCGCAGCGCTGTGGCCGGGGTGGGACACCAGCAGGGAGAAGCGAGAGGCGGCATCGAGCTTGGTGTTGAGCTTGACCACCTCACCGCTGGTGAACACCTTCTCGGTGTCGCGAGTGGCGGAGCGGTTGGTCCAGCCCACCAGCACCGTGGCGGCATCGAGGAGGGCGTTGGCTTTCAGTCGAGTCATCGGGCGATCTCCAGATCAGGTGGATGGTGTGCGGCTCAGGCAATGGGGGGCGATCAAGCGATCGGAGCGATGGAATGCAGCCGGCCAGCGGCGCGGGGGTGCATGACGCCAAAGCCCACGTACCAATCGATCCGGGTGCGGAACACCGGGGCGTCGGGCACTTCGCCGAGGTCCCGGACCGAAATCCCGTAGCGGCCCTGGAACGGCCCCTGCAGGCCGGTCACCGCCTGGTCCCCGAAGGTGCAGCAGTAGATCGAGCTGGTGCCGCCCGCTTCCCCGTAACCCAGCACCTCCAGGCCCTGGGCGTCGCGGTCGACGGTGAGGATCTGGCACTCCTGGTAGTGATGCACCATCACCCCCAGGTTGTTGGTGCTCACGTTGTAAACGCCTTGGCCGACGGTCTGGCGGGCAAGGGCATTGAGCTGGCGGCGCATCGCCTTGCTCATCACCAGGTACTTCCGGCCGCCGTAAGAGTTGACCGAGTCGATCAGCTCATCGAGCTTGTCGAAATCGAGCGCCCCGCCACCGTTGTTGAGCGCCATCTCAGCACCAGGGGAGAGGCGCCGGGCCAAGCCGTCAAAGCCCCGGCCCTGGCTGGCGGTGGCATCACCGTTGATCAGGGCCGCCTCCAGCGTCAGCCGCATCGAGCGCACCTTCATCTCGGTCTGGGCAGCACGGGCTTCTGGGCCCTGCAGGTCGACGATCGAGCGGTCCACATCCACGTCACCCCCAAAGAGGTGCACGGCCTCGGATTGGGGGTCGACGACGCCATAGCTCTGCTTGTAGCCCTCGTTCACCGCCCGGAAGCCCACCGAGGGGAGCTCCTTCTCGACGGAATAGAAGAGGCCGCCGCCAGCGATGTTCATGAACGGCAGCCAGCTGAGCAGTTCGCCCTCAGCGAAGGTCTTGATCACCGCCAGGTGCTCCAGGCGGGTCTCGTACTTGGCTGCCTCGATCAGGGTGAGGCCCATCGGTGCTGCACTCCCGGGGCCCGGCCCCAGATCACGTCACCGCCTATTGCCATGGGGAGTGAGCAGCGCGGCGGCGATGCAGCCACCAGCTCCTGAACGGGCTCCGCTCCGGCCCTCCTCATGGTCGGGGGGCGCGTCAAGGGTGAACCGAGCCCGCCGCTGGGACGTTGGCTGCGCTGTGCTCCGCATCGTTGTGGTGGACGGGCCCTTGACCCGCCCCCCGCCGGCTGAGGGGTCCTACGCGGAGCCATCCCATGGCCCCTCTGTCCCGCAAAGCTCAGCTGCAGCAGTTCTCCTGGCAGGTGCTGGAAGATCTGGCCTTCTGCAGCGAGCGCTGGCCGCGGCTGGCTGAGCTGGCGGCCCAGATGCTGTTCGAGCAGCAAGCAGCCGCCCCGGCCATGCCGGTCGATCCGGAGCTGGAGGCACTGCTGCCCTTCTGAGGGCCAGGGCCAGCAGCCGGCGGGGCTCCCCCAGGGCCCTGCCTTCCTGTTGGTCGCGACCACCGGCCAGACAGCCCAGGAGGCCCAGCGGACCTTGCAGCCCACCGATCCACCGCGAGCCGACCCAACGACCGAGCTGGCGGGAGTGGAGCACTGGCGGAGGCGGAAGCAATCACGGTCGGCGAGGGGAAGAAGGGGAGCCCGCTGCCCCGGCCGTCTCACCCCGGACCTGATCCAGCTCCTGCAAACCTATGGATGGGGTTTTCCATCAAGTTCTGCCGGGTCGATACAGCCGAGGCCTGACGCGGGTGTCCCTCGCCTTCCTCGTGATGGCCTCCTTCTCTCCCCGCTGCGAGATCCGCCAGCTGGCGGTGTTCGTCTATCCCGACGGGATCAAGGCGCCCGATGCTGAGCGCCATGTGGTCTTCTATGGCCGCCGCGGTCGCCCCGTGAAGAAGCCCCGCTTCATTCCGGCCCAGCTGGCCCATCAGCTGGCCCGAAAGCTGCAGGCCAAGCGGCTTGGCACCGTGGCGGTGCTGTGAGCCGCCAGGGGCTCCGGCCCCTTGCCCCGGTGGGCCCGCGGGCCCCCGGGGCATTTCGCTGCCCATCGTGCGAGCAACACCCGGACCCTGGCCACCGGCCACACAATGCCCGCAGCAGACCTTTCCCCCATGAGCCAGCAGAGCCACCAGCCCTCGTTGCTGAACCGCATCGCCCGGGTGTTGCTGTGCCTGGTGTTCATCCATGCCGTGATCGGCAAGCTGACGGGCTTTGCCGGGGTGGCCGGCGCCATTGCGGCCAAGGGACTGCCGCTGGCGCCGGTGCTGCTGGTGGCGGCGATGGCCCTGATGGCGGTGGGTTCAGCCCTGGTGATCAGCGGCTGGAAAGCCCGACTAGGAGCGGTGCTGTTGCTGGTGTTCCTGGTGCCCACCACCCTGCTGTTCCACGGCGATGTGGCCGACAAGATGGAGCGGATTCAGCTGTTCAAGAACCTGGCGATCATGGGCGGCCTGCTGCTGGTGGCCGATCAGGACAGCAGGGACTGAGACGAGGGATTTCCCAGAACCTGAAAAATTTCCGAGGCACCCTGCGCCGCTCCTGGAAACAGGGGGAATACCCCCCGAGTCTGCGTTCTTCTATGAGGAGCTACAGGGCTCTCCAAAGAGTTACAGGGAGCTGATTTTGAAACGCAAAATACGAGGAGAATTTTCGATTTTTTTCGTGTTGCTTTCTCCCCTTTTGAGGTGTTGATCGTTTGGCCGGCGGTGTTTTCCAGGCTCCGGGCAGTTGCGGGGTTGATCGACTCGCGCGTCAGCGGCGGCGCGGTGGATTGGTTGAGCGCTGAGCTGCTTGCTCCGCCGCATCCATCCGTCTGGCGACAGCCGTGGCCCAGCGGCGGCCGGGGTCGCCGCCCCAGCCATCCCAGGCCTGCCGGCCCTTGCCGTAGCTCTCCCAGCTGGAGCCCTGCTTGTCGACCTCGTGGCGAGCGAAGTAGCTCACCATCCGATCGATCGTCTGCGGTGAGAGCTCCTGACGATGGAGCAGCTGCCGGGCGCGGGCCAGCCCCACCGGCGTCATGCCGCGATTGGAGGGAGGCTGCTGGGCCCGGCGCTCCAGGGCACGACGGGCAGCAGCAGCCACCGACTCCGGTGGCCGGAAGGAGAGTCCGGCGTAGAAGCTGCGGGGCCGCCGTGCCATCAGCTGGTCTCAGCGTCGAGCCCCGCGGCCATTCACCGCGAAGGACGCCCGGTAGAGCTCAGAGGCGCTCATGGCCTGGGGATTGATCGGCTCGCCGTTGCTGCCGATGCCCGACACCGTCAGCCCACCGGCGGCCTGCATGCCGGCCGGACCCCGCTGCTGGAACAGGAAGCCATAGACGGGGTGCACGCGCATCTGATCGAGGAACTCTGTGGTGGTCATCGGGCGGCCGTCATCGCCGAGCAGGGGTTTGCCCTGGGAGTCGAGCGGTTCGAGCACGTCCTTGCCGTCCCCGCCGGTGCTGAGACGGAAGCAGGTGCCCAGCTGCCCCTTGAAGATGTCGAAGAACGTGCCCCTGGCATCCCCACCAGTGCGGCCCTCGGCCTGGGAGAAGGCCCGCTCCAGCAGGCGGTCCTTGCGGAGCTGGAGGATCTGCTGCTTGGCCTCGTCGCGTTCGGCGGCGACGGCGGCCACCTTCTGGGCGGAGGCCTCCTCCATCTGGCGTTCGCGCAGTTCCATCTGCTGCTCGAGGATCTGCTTCTGGCGTTCGGCCTCCTGCAGGCGGGCGTACTCCTCGGGGTTGATCTCGGAGAAGCGGTTCAGCTGCTGGCGCAGGGTGCGGATCTCTTTTTCGAGCTGGTTGCTCTTGCGCCGCTCAGCCCGCAGGGGTTCGGTGAGGCGGCTGTCGTCCAGCAGGGGAGCACCGCCCTCGGAGGCAGCAGTGCCAGAGCTGTCGCCACCGCTGACGGCAGAACCGCCCTGGCTGCCGGTGCTGTTGGGGTCGCCCGTGGGACCACCAGTAGTCGTGGTCTCACCCGGCTGGCCGGTGGCGGCGTAATTGTCTTCAGCACCCTGGCCGCTGGCGGCGGCGGTGCTGGAGGTGGAGGAAGCAGTGGCAGTGGCCATGACCCATCGCGGCTGTCGTGGAGTGAGCACCCCATCCGGGCTGTGCTCACCGCCTATTGCCATGGCTGCTGGCGCAGGGCCCCAGAGTGGAGCCCATGCAGATCCCGCCCCGGCCCACACCGCGTGAGAGCACCGAAGCGATGGTCCGCAACATCGGCCGGGAGCTGGCCGAGATTGAGAAGGGCATGAGGGGGTGCCGGGGCGATCTCGTCGCCGAGCCGAAGTTGACGGGCTCCTGGATGGCCTACCTGCTGATCAGCAGCAAGGAGCTGCTGCACAACCTGCTGATCGACACGGCCCGGCGGCCGCAGCGGCTGTAGGGCTCAGCCCCGCGAGAGCTCCAGCTGCCGCGCCAGCCACAGCTCCACGTCCTCGTAGGTGTAGCGGACCAGATTCCCCAGCTTCACGAAGGGAGGCCCGTAGCCGCTGGAGTTCCAGCTGTAGATGGTGGAGAGCGACACGCCCAGGTAGGTGGCCAGGGTTTCGGGCGTGTAGAAGCCGCTCGGCAGGCTGGTGGTGCTGGTGTCGGCGTTGGCAGCAGCGCGGCGCTTGGGGATGAACAGCCAGCTCCCCAGCAGCAACTGGTCCGACGGACGGGCAGTGATGGTGGGGTTGAGGCTGCGCAGGGTGGTCACAGTGGTGCCGTGGCGCTCGGCCAGCACGTTGAGGCTGTCGCCGGTGCCGACCACTGCCACCCGGTTGGGCTTGAGCGCGGCCTGGATCCGTTCGCCCAATAAAGGCTGGGTGAGGGAGCCGATGCCACCGGCGCCGTAGAGCCCGCCGAACTCGGTCACTGAGAAGGCCCCCAGCTGCCCTCGGCTGGGGGAGGGGAGCAGGCCGGGGGTGCGCAGCTCAGTCAGCGGCCCCAGCCACACCGCCCCGAAACAGGGGGTGAGCAAGGCCGGGGTCGTGGCAGAGACGGGCCGGATGCCGCTGGTGCTCCAACTGACGGCGGCTGCCAGCCAGTCCCAGGGTTGGGACGGCGTCAGCGGCAGCACGGCCCCGCGGGTGAGATAGCCCTCGTAGGTGAAGTCGCCCGTATCGAGCCCCGGGGCGTTTTCCTTGCTGGAGATCCCCCGCAGGCGCTTGAGGAACCCCTCGAAGACGAACCTCCCCGTGCGGGTGGAATCGAGCACGCCGGGGATGGCGTTGGAGAACAGCAGGATGCGGGCGTTGGCGTAAGGCTGCAGTGCCGAAGGCGGCAGCACAGGGGTGCTCGTCACGGTTCAGCCCCGCTCCAGCGCCGCTGTGAACCCACTGCCCTGGCCGCTCAGCTGCGGGTCGCGGCTCCAGGTTGCCAAGGTGGGGAGCATCAGCAGCAGGGCTTGGGCATGGCTGCCCCGCTGGCGGCGGAGAGCGGCCTCGATCGAAAGCCCCTCGCCGTAGCGGGTGGTGACCTCCTCCCGCAGCAGCTCAGTGTCGTACTCGATCACGTCGGCCTTCTTGACCGGCAGGGTGCCGTCCTCCGGCAGGGCATCTGGGCCGACGGCCTTGCGACGGGTCTCGATCGGCGCCTGCAGCTGCTCAGGGCCCAGCCCCGCCAGCTCGATGTCGATGGCGGCGATGGCATCAAGCTCGCGGCGGGCTGTGGGGATGGCATCGGGGTAGAGCTGCTCGAGATCAGCCATGGCGTCGTTAATGGCGCGGATCGCGGCCATCTGGGCCGGAATCGAGAGGGCAACGCGAATCCCCTCCAGGTCAGCAGCACGCCAGCGGTAGGGCGAGTCGGTGGGGGTCTGGCTCATGCGGCTGCAGGCGCGGCTGACTCCTCTTGCCTGAGGGGCACCGGCGCCGAACTCCCGGGAGCCCTGGGCTCTGGGTTCCGGCTCCCCTCGCCCGCCCTGGTTGCCGGGCTGTCATCGAGGGTCGGGCTGCTGATCGCATTGGCCGTGGCCAGGGCCAGCTGGTGGCGCAGCTCTTCCCGGCTGATCACCCCCTTGTCAAAGAGCTCGATCCACTCCTTCACCTGGGGCTGGGGTTGGATGGGCGGGGTGAGCGGGCTCACAGTCACCTGCAGGCCGGCACCGGAATCGAGGGGTTCACCGGTGAGAGCACACCAGTGCTGAAGGAGCGTGGAGAACAGTGAAGCCTTCTGGATCGCCATGGCCTGCAGCAGCGCATAGCTCTGGGAAGCGGTGAGGCTGATCTCCATCTCGGTCCGGGCGGCTCCGCGGTTCTGAGACGGGATGAGTGCATCGCGGCGCATCGTGTCGTCGAGGATCTGCAGCCAGGCGCGGTGCTCCGCCAGCGAGCGGGCCCGGATCTCCACGAACTCGAAGGAGGCGTCCGAGGGAAGGTCCATGCAGGTGTTCGGCCCCAGCACCACCGGGCCGGCCTGGCTGTTGCCCATCGCGTCCACCATCCCCTTGCGGACCCCCACTGGCAAAGCGGTGCGGGAGAGCAGCTCCTCGTATTCGCTCTTGCAGCGGAAGTGGTTCAGATACTGGTGTGCAAGGCCCAGGTGCGGCAGGTCCCCTTCCCCGAAGGCCGAGCCATCGGAGGTGTACCAGCAGGCCGGCAGGCGATGGATGCCCTCATAGGTGGTGACCACCGGCTCGTCACAGCGCCAGCCCGTCATGGCCTGCGGGTCAGCACAGACCGGGTGGTGGGCCAGCTGCAGGCCGACGACGGCATCGCCAGAGGTAAGCAGCTCCAGACTGCGGTAGTGCCAGTGATCAGGGGCGTCGGGATCCCCCAGGAGGGCGTTGATCTGCTCGGTGACTGCCCCCTCGCTGCCAGGAGGCTCGGCGCTGATGGGGCGATTCACAGGTTCCCGCCAGATGATCCGGCCAGGGAGCCCGTGGGAGACAGGCAACTCCCAGTTCAGGCAGTTGGCTCGGGAAACCAGCTGCAGCCGGGGAAGGGAGAGGCGATCGCCGCGGCGCAGGGCCTCCTGACGGTCCCCCTCGCTGGGCCAGCTGTGCTCGGGCGGCAGCACCAGCACCAGAGCGGCGCCGTCCCGCAGCACCAGCAGGTCGGCCGCCGCCAGGAAGACTCCCAGGTCCGTGCCACGACCGTCCACGTCGGTGAGCACCGAGCTCAGGCTGGCCGGGAGGCTGATCCAGCTGCCCCGGCTGAGCATGCCGGCGTAGGTGCGCAGGGCATCGCGGAAAAAGCCCGAGGGGCGGGCGGCATCCAGGCGCTTGCGGTACGCAGTGTCAGGCTCCCGTTCACCCTTGGGGAGGTAGTGCTCCTTGCGGCTGCTGCCGTCCTGGGCGGCGAGAAGGGCCCAGCAGTCGGCGGTGAGATGAAGCGATGGGCGCAAGCTACTTAGCAAGTGGTGAGGGCTCCAAATGGACCTAGGCGTGGTTTTCGAAGGGCCTGAGAGATGCGGCAAGACATGGAGGGATGCTGAAACCTATTGCCATGTCAACTCAAATCAGCAGCAATCATGCTTATATCTCGCCTGAGCATGAATACAAGCCAGTTCTTGAACGCCATGCCTTCCACCCAGACCCTAACGGGACAGGGGTCAAGGCAATAATTCGCAAACCAATGAACTCAGATTCAGAGGCTATTGATACTTGAACTTGACTCAGGACTTGGCGCAGACTAAGATGGAGGCTTGGTCCATTGTTGGCACTCAAGTGAATCACTCGGAAATAAAGGAGCTACTTTCGAAGTTGACTGGACAAAGCGCTCAGATTGACGCTTCTGTCCCTGGCTTGTCCGTGCTTAATGCGCCGGGGGAGGGGCTCGGGTACAGCCAGCTAAATGAACTACTTTTGCTGTTTGGCTTTGATCGCATTACGAGTCAGTTTTTTCGATATTTGCTAGATGGAAAGACAGAGTACGAACCTGGATTGGCTTTTGAGTCGAGCGAGCAGCTCAACGATGCTGTCAACAGATTCAGAAAGCTCGCGATTCTCCTGTTCGGCAATGTTAAGTACGGCTTTAAGATATTGTCTAGAGATGTCAACTTGCGCAGAACTCTTCTCAATCTAGAGCCGATAGCGGACTACAAATTTAAATCTCGACACCTTCCGATACTGCCACATATCGAGATTGACTCAAAAGACACATATTTGACTGGGTATCTCATAGAGAGACAGATTAAAGATGCTCTAAGCGCGAACCCAGGTAACCCTGAAATGCTTGAACTCGAAGGGAGGCGATTGCAAGCAGTAGAAACAGCCAAGAGAAACCAAGAAGCCTATTTAGCATCAGATCATCTTGACGTTTATGTGGCTACGTCAATGCGGGAAAGGCATGAGTTCAAGGCAATCAACAGGATAACAACTAAAATTTTTCAGCATCATGCTCTCAGCGAGCTTAAGCTAAGATGGTTCGATCCGACTCAGGCATATTGCCAAAATAGGATAGACAAAGGCCTCGCCGAAGCGCTAATGCTAAGGCGCGCAAGCTGCACAATATATCTTGCCCAAGAAAGCGACACACTTGGTAAAGACTCTGAGCTAGCCTCAACACTTGCCCAAGGAAAGCCTGTCGTTGCTTATATTCCTGAAGTGACAGATGAATATTTTAAACAACACTTTGCGGGGTTGCATGAAGATAGATCCCCGGCGGAAGGGGAGGCCAGCTTGCTGCTTGAGCAGCTTCGCATCTATGCTCCAGAACTTGCGTGGACAGATCACAGAGTGAGAGAATGGTGCTCGAACAGGGAACAAGTCGATGTTGCTGATTTAAAAAGTCTTGTTTTTGCCAAGATGCAGGCTCATTTTGATACTCGAGCAAGGACACTTAGAGATTCCCATCCGCTGGGAATTCAGATCAATCTAGACACGGGAGTTTCAAATGGTGTACTTGTGGTGCGAAGCATTGACAAGTGCGCAGAGCTTGTGCGTAGAATCATACTGCAGAGCTTGGAGTTTGATTTGGTTGAGAGCGATCATGCTTTGGAGCTCAGAGAAAAAATTTCTGATTGCGTTTTTAGAGTTATGACGAAGGATTTGATGTTAGTAAACACATTTTGGAACTTCTATCTCAAACCCGCGATCTAAATCATGTCGGACCCCATCCCAGCTTCTCTCTACACGCCGCGCCGGATTACTTCGTTGCCAGCTGTAGATGTAATCAGGTCAAGCTCAGCTAGCCCCTACGACGCTAGTGGAAGGCCCAGAGAATCTGCTGATCCGCGTGACAGCAGGATCAAAGATGAGAAATCATGAACGATTGCCTACTTGTTCAAGCCGCGAGTCTTCTTCCATAGACACTACTCTCTGTCCGCACGCGCGCGAGATTATTCGCCATTTATCCTGAGTTACCTTTAGACGAGAGAGAACTTCTTGTATTGAGTTTCCCATTCTTTGCATTCGCATGCCTCTTGCATGTAACTCCCTCCAGCTCGCTGGCACCTTGATCAAGAACCCTTTATCCCGCAGGTAGTGATACACCTCCCCATTGGCATAGGTACGTGCATAGGGACGAAACGACCCTCGCTCCGGTGAGTAGCGGCGCGCAGCCTGGATGATTCCGAGCATGGCGATCTGCTCCAGGTCTTCCTTTGGATGACCAGTCCGGCGTGAGATGTTGCCGGCCACGGTGGCGGCGATGTCGCGGTGTTGCAGCGCCAACGCATTGGCTGCGGCATGAGGGTTCACCGGCCGATGGCGCCGTGGCTTGGGTGGATAAGCGACAACCCTGGGGTAGGGCCGATGGGAATGGGACGGATTGAGTGATTGGCTCATTGGCTTACCTGGAAAACAACATCGGCACCGGCGAGCTGCCGTAGCCCCGACCCCGCCAGAACTGGGCCTCGATCCAGAGCACCCCCAGGCAGAAGGCATCCACCTGGTCGTCCACCCCTCCGCGGGGGGAGAAGGCCAGCAGCTCCTCCACCAGGGAGTTGGCCTTGCGGGCAAAGCGCACCTGGCCCGCCTCCACCAAGGGGGCCACGGCATGGGCACGGGAAGCCTTGCTGCCCTTGGGCGGGATGGCGATCAGCCCCGGCACCTGACGCCTGAGCAGCTGGCAGACAGCCGGCCCGTTGGCGGCGTCCTCAATCAGGACGGCATTGGGGCGCAGTCCCTGACGCTCCAGCGACGCCAACGAGGCCAACAAGAACTTGATCACCCCCGGCAGATCCAGCCGCTGCCGGTGGGCCCAGAGCGCCTCGATCTGCAGCTCCGCCCATGGGTCTGGGCCACCAGAAAGGGGGTGAGTGGCATTCACACCCCTCGGCGCTCCTTGGGCTCCGGCGGCATTGGCAGCCAGCGTCAAGCCCTGGCGCCGCGCCTCCACCGCTGGATGCCGCTGAGGCTCCAGCAGACCCAGCAGCGCAAAGCCGCAGGCGTCGTTGTCCTTGCCGTCCTTGAAGCTCAGGTCGCAGCTCAGCACCAAGGGCGCGTAGCGCCGGGGCTGGCCGGGGGTGATCGGTAGCGGCGACTGAATCCAGTCCTTGCGGAACAGCAGGCCCTCCGCCGGGCTGGGCCGCTGCTGATACAGCGCGTTCCACCAATAGGAGCCCAGGCGGGTGCGGATGCGCTGCAGCACCGCCAGCGGCACCCGCTCCGGGCAGAGCGGCTCGCCGGGCTGGCGCCAGTCGTGGACCTTCTTGCAGGTATGCGGAATCTGCATAGAAATTGCCTCGGGCTCAGCGATGGCCGGCAGGTTCAGAACCGTCCAGTGCTCCGGGTTTTCCTCGGTTTCCTGCTCCAGGAGCCAGGCGGTCATGTCGTGGTGGTCCCAGCGGGTCTGCACCACCACCTGCGCCGCTGGCAGCAGGGCACCCTCTGCAGTGAGGCCCGGTTCGGCGCGTGTGAACCAGACGCTCTTGAGCCAGTCGATCAGTCGCTCCCGCTGCAGGGCCGACTTGGCATCCTCAGGACCCTTGTAGGGGTCATCGATGATCCCGAGGTTGTAGCCCTTCCCCGTGAAGGGTCCCCGCACCCCGGCCGCGATGCAGCCACCGCGCTGTGGGGTGAGCCAGTTGCCCACGGCCGCAGAGTCCTTGGAGAGGGCATGGCCGGTGAGGCGGAAGTAGTGCCGCGCCTCACGGCTGTGGGCATAGGCCAGTTCACCGGAGTAGCTGGCGATGGCGCAGAACAGCTCCGGGTGCCGGCTCACCCAGTAGGCGGGGAACAGGCGTGACACCAACTGGCTCTTCCCGTGGCGCGGAGGACAGCAGACGATCAGGCGCGTCAGCTGCCCATCGGCCACCTGCTGCAACAGCTCGATCAGGAGTTCGGACAGCCGGTGGAACTGAAAGGTCGGAAAGGCGGTGCGGATGAAGTCGCGGAACAGCAGGCCTTGGCGGGTCGTTGTCGCCCGGTCGGGATCGGGAACGGCCAGCAGACCCCAGTCGCCCCAGAGGTCGGTGGCGGGAGCAAGCAGCAGGCCTCCATCGCTTGCTGCCGCGGCCATGCCCCTGGTGGTGGAAGCGATGCGCCCCATCAGCCCCTTGCCTCCGGCGGCTTGATCGGGGCCCGGAGCAGGCCGCCAATCTCGGCGATCACCCGGAAGGCGCCCACCGCTGCCGAGAATTGCTCCGCGTCCATCGCCCGGCGGGCGCATTCATTCAGCGCGAAGATCTGCTCGGCCTGGTGACGGCGGCGGTCGGAGATCAGCTCCTCCACCATCCGCTCGCGGGCCAGGTTGAGGTAACGGTTCACCGTCTTGGTGTTGGTCACCCCCCAGCTCTGGGCAGCATTGTCCCGAATCCTGATCAGCGGCAGCCGCTGGGCGATCCACAGCTGGGCCTCCGCGATCCGCCGTTCCACCTCCCCCCGACTGGGCCTGGGAGCGAAGGGCTTGTCCTTGGTGGATCGGGGAGGCTGGCTGCAGCGGGGATGCCGGGCTGAGCCCCCTGCCGTGGATTTCCTCCCTGCCCGCGAGGCTGATGCCTGCTTCTGGGCTGGCCAGAGCGGCTGGCCATCATCATCTTCCTCACCAGGAGCCCCACGTAGATCCTCGATCGGATCAACATGAACGTCCTGGATGTCAACGGCTGGGCCGCTCTCTTGTGGCTCACCTTGAGCGGCCATCAGCTTCAGCTCTGACTGTCAGATTCTAGATATTCCCGTCAGGACTGAGGCTGCTCTATTGGGCCTAACTGTTCCGATCTGTCACCTTGATTATGAATAGGACTCCCATTGGTGGCCGGAATATGAATGCTTTCAGCTCGTCAGACCGGACAAGCCAGCTCAGCTGTCCTGGAGCTCGCGGCGTTGCTGAAACTTCCAGCCACAACCCTGGCCGCCCCTGGGGTCACTCTGCGCCACGACGAACCAGCCAGAGAAAGCAGGCATCGGCTGGGGCAGTGGCCCATTCTCACAGGCTTTTTTCGCATGACGCTTCAGGGTGTCTGTTGTCGAAGGCAACTTTTTGGCCAACTGCTGCGTCGTAAAGATCTCGGGAGCGAAGTCCGGGGCAGGCGTCTTGCTGTGGGAGTGAGGAACCAGCAAGCCACTCGCAAGTTGGTGGAGGCCACCAGCGGGAGACAACACGCCGATTTGCTGCCTGAGGAAGTCCACAACGGTCATGTGGAGCTTGTGCCTTTCCGCCTTGCTGATGCCAGTCTTTTTCAGCTTCCACAACGCCAGAAGAAAGTCCATCCCCTCTCGGGCATCGCTGGGGATCTCCTCCGAGCGCACGAACCGACTCAGCTGCTCCAGGACCCTCCGGCCACCTTCGTCATCGAGACCGTCCTCAAGCCAGTCAGTCGGCTCTGGATGGCTCGGGGCTTCCCGGACTGGGCTGAACGGCGGTCCGTCCAGGAACGCTTCCCGGCATCTTCCAGGTCGAGGGGCGCTCTGCGCAGGCAGGCGCGGGACCGCATGGATACGAACCGGAACGTGCAGATCTGCGAGGGCAGCAACGGCAGCGAGGTTGCCGATCGAGCCCAGGGCGGAGATGGCATTGAGTCCCAGTCCGATCTCCATGGGGGCGATGCGGGGGGCGCAGGCCTCCGCCATCCGGCGAAGCGACGCGCTGCTGGCCTCAGCGATCCGCTCCAATCCACTGGTCTGTACGCGAAGGGCCTCCATCAAGCCGCGGCTGGGATTGAGCATTTCCGCAAGCCGCTCCCGTCGCTCTCGCTCCGCTTCCAGCAGAGGGTTGATGCCTTGCAAGGCGGAGATGCCCGCTGCGACTCCCTGGAGGCGGTGCAGATCGGCTGAGATCAGGCGCCCGATCTCCATGTCTGCGCTCAGGCTCCTTCCGAAACTCGTCTCGAGCGCAGAGGAGAACGCCTTCACCCTGCTGGCCTCGGCCAGCTCCGCCGCCGCTCTGTGCTGCATTGCAAGAGCGATCCCAGCCTGCAGGGCCCGGCCCTCTACTGCGCTGGTGTGGGTCTCAGCTCGCTCTCTTGAGATGGACATGCCCATGGTCGCCGGTCGAGCCGCATCCGGTATCAATGAGGCTCATCTGCGACGAATTGTAGCGGGATTTTCCCGGTTGCTCCCCGGTATGCACACCAGGGCTGGTGTGGGGCTGGGAAAGAACCGCAGGCGAGCCGCTACTGGTGGGACCCGTGACCGTGAGACCGGCCCCTGCCGGAAGTCCCTACGTTGCGCAAATGGGAACAGCTGCGACCGCTGTTAGGCATCCTGTAGGCACAGCTCCTCCGAGATCCATTGGCCGGCAAGGCTTCCGGACTGACTCATAATTCGCCTTAGCCGAGTTCGATCCTCGGGACCCCCATCGTCCGCAATCGCCGCCAGCTCAGCATGGAGCCTGTGCTGGATGCCATCAACCTGTGCTGGATACCATCAATCAGGGGTGGTC